CAGCAGGACAATTAACAAAACATAATTACAAATGTTTATCAATCCTTTATGGCAAAGAATCAGCCTGGAACTGGAAAGCCGTTGGTAACTTAAACGGTACTCATAAAGTTTATGGAATCCCACAAGGTAAGAGCGAGTGGTTAAAGTCAGCTACTCCATTGCAACAGATTGACTGGGGATTACGCTACATAGGTCATAGATACGGATACACTAAGACACATGAAGGGATGCAGCCTAATACATGCGCTGCACTCAAACACTGGCAGCGTAAGGGATGGCATTGAGTAGCAGTCTTAAAGACAGTGGTTCATCTAGTCGATGGAGAAAGATAAGAGAGCAAGTCATTCGGCTTGTCTTAATAACTTCACCAAATCACCCAATGTCAACATGCAGACGAACTCCTCGACTGATGCTTCCCCTTGCCCATTGAGTCTGAAACACGCAAAACCTAACTCCCCAGTTTTGGCGGTGCGTGCTTTGATTTGGCGAAGTGTCCCTTTGATGTCAAGTGAGTTACGCGCCTTTATCTCAATGTCGAACGGAACATTAAGACAATCTTTGCCTTGACCTCGACCTACGCTAGCGTTCGCCCACCATTGCTGCAAATAGTTAGCTACGATGCGCTCAGTCGCATAACCTCTATGCTTGCGGTGCTGGCTTGCCATTGACTGCGTGACACCTTAAACATTGAAGGAAAACCTCATCAGCAGCTACTGGACTGATTGCCAAAGGTTCATTACATAAATCGCAATAAATAACTATCTCTTGAGGTTCATCAAACTCGCCACCCATGACGGTTGCTTCACCATCGCTAAAAATAACCATTTCGCCCATTAAAACATCATTCCTGTATCTATGGCGCGCCAAACAGTCGCAGGGTTGCCATTTGAGTTGATTCGAGTCGTTCCCGAGTCAATTATTAAACCATCGCGAAGTAATTTGACCCTTGATGGTCGTTGAGTATCCCCGGACATGTGCAAAGCATCTTGCATTTCTTTATCAGTCGCTCCACGCAGTCCTTGTCTAATTAGATATTCATAAACTGATAAACGGATTGAGCCAGTTTTTGGCATTACCCGATTAGCAGCCCAACGCGATGTGCCTCTTGCATCCTTTGCAATATAAACATGATTTTCCATCATGCACGCTTCTTTTGTGGACGCCATGAGCCATCAGGTGCTATTTCATACCAAATGACATCCTCACCCTTAGGACAACGATTCATTTCACCTGTTGCTGCTGCCATGCACTTGAAATGACCCCATGGTTTGTTTGCTTTGGTAATTCCATGCGCCCAGTGCATTTCACCATGAGGACATCGAGGAACATCTTTGTCAGTTGTGCCGCCTATAATTTCCTTCACTAATTCAACTGCCTCTGCTGCTGATTTTGGCGGTTCAACTGTTTTGATGGTCCAGGGGTCATCCTCTTTCTCAACTGGTATAAATTCTTTAGGTCTAGCCATTTCAGCCTTTGCGACCTTAATCATTTCCTCTCGCGATGGTCGTTTTCCTTTAGCTGCATAACCTGCGTTTGCAAGAGCACGACCGATTGCAGAAGTTTCACAGTTTTCCAGCGCGCTAGTAGCATTAACCCCTCGACTGCTAACGCTCTCCTCCGCGAGTCCTGAGGAAAACGGCACGCTATCCGCGTAAGTACGATAAAGCCATGCTTTAACAATATATCGCTCACCCTGGAAAGAAATAAGTTCCGTTTCAATGCGCCCATCAGGATAGTCCTCCCAAAATGTTGTGACTTTCGTTGGATTGCCTAGTCGTTTTTCAACTGGCTCATAATTGTCAAGATTAAACATAAAGTTCATCCTCCTCGGTTGCTAATTCCATTGCCATGCTGAGATAAGCAATCGCATCTACATAGGAATCAATGTGTTTTGGACTTTCCTGGATTCTACTGAGTTTGACTTCGACCATTGCAAGGCAAGCCTCATAGTCTGTGATTGGGAAACTAAATAAACAGGTAAGCCTCGAAGCGATGCGACCTTGATTGATTTTCGCGTGACCGTAGATACTAGAACGATTTTGCATGACATCGATTGCATTTATGAGCGCCTCAGTTGCCTTCATCGACCCACCTGCTCAAATTGCTTTCTTAATGCTCTGCGACCATCGACCACGCCACGGTCATATCCTGATTCTTGACCAACGCGAAATGCGGTGTAAATAGCTAAACAAATTCCTATGACTGTCAGGATTGTTAGTGAATTGATTGTCATTCTTTGCTCCCTTTGTAACTACTGGGTTCGTTACTGGATTAGCGTGACACAGACTTAGGACAAATGTCGGGATTTTTGATAACGAAACGGTAACGATTCTGAATCATCCATTTGGTCATCAATATCTCTGAAAATGTCGATTTTTAGGTCATCCATAATTTTTGCCATAAACGGTAAATGAACCGTCCCTATTGATTGGAATCAGCATCGGTGAGAGATTCTTTCCGTGCGTTTCGAGGATAGCCACGCTCATCTGCCAATTAGCGGCTCCAGCCTTCAAATAAGAGGCTTTCCGCTTATCCATGACATTACCTGCCTCAACGCCCCAAAGAGTCCTATAAGAGCCTCCTATGCCCTCAGAATAAGCACTGATTCCTGCTCTATGGGTATGACCGCAAACAACCGACTTGCCGAACTTCTTAGCTAAACCAAGAGCAGTCAATCCAGCATTGGAGTTCATGGAGCCTTCGTCACCGTGGACCAAAACCCACCCAGGGTGAAATTCAAACGGCTTCTTATGGAAGCGAATACCTAATGAAGCAAAGTCCATAAATTTTGGATATTCGAGTTCAGGCAAACCTATGAGGGACGGCGCTCCTCGAAGGAGTGTGTGGTAAAGGCGGTCAGTGTGATTGCTTCGAGTGATGTCTGTTGTGCGTAGGTCCCAAAGAATTTCCTGAGCCAAACTTCTATCGGCATCAAGTTGACCTTCCCATTCCAGTCCAGTTCCCTTCGCCCATTTCGACTGAGATTGCATATCGAGTTCATCGCCAGTGTTGAGCACTAGGTCAAACTTCTCTCGATTCACTAATTTGATGAGATTCTTGACCGCCGCTTCATGATGATACGGAATTTGAAGGTCGCTGATAACTAAAATCCGAGATTTGTTTATTGTCATTCATCCTCATCATCGTCATACCAGTCAGGCTCGGGGATGTTTGGATTTATTGGAGTTGGAAGCAACCAATCAGGATAAGCGGATTTTTCCATAATCATCGACATACAAATCGAATCAGGAAATCCTGCCTTCTTTAATGACTTCCAAAATTCATGCAAGCCAATGCAATAGGCATCAAGTTTTGAATACCCTTGTTCCTCAAGCGCCTTAGTTGCTTTCCTTGCCATGAGATAATTGTTACCTCTCTAGGATACGGATTATCGTTTCGACACGCGCCTCAAGTGCGGTGATTTGGTCGCGCATGCTACTTCCTGAATTTGGCTTTAATTCTGCCAGGTAATGCTTGACCAACCATTTGACCGAGCCAATAAATGAACCAATAACGGTCAGCGCAGCAAGAACAACACCCATCCAATCGTTTGGGTTCATGAAATTTGGTCATCAGTTGGGTCGAGGTATTTGACGATTGGTGCAACCAATGCTGATGCAAGAATTGCGTATTCAGGTCTAATATCTCCCACTAACGCAAGTCCCAAAGTAATAGCTGAAACTGCTACGGCTTTGAGATATGACTTGATTGCGTTTTTTGTATTCTTTGACATTACTTATCTCCTAGTAGTGGGATTTCTTTGTAAAACGATTCATCCAAATCCGCATCCTTGCGAAACGAGAAATGCGCGTGTTTGTTGTGTTTGTTAATTCCTCGATATTTGCGCCATTTCCAGTTAAGGATGGGTGAAGCAATCTTTTCGTCAAATATGATGTAACTAAATCGTCCGTGCTTTTTGGCATATAATCGAACCTGGTCAACCAAGTCGGGCATGACATCGCGCCCTTTGGATAAATCACGGTCAATGTCGATGGCGCGTACCCAGCCATTAGCATCCGCATTGTGGTCAGACTTACGAGCAGCATGCCTTGCATCTGCGTAAGCCCCTGAGTCCGAATCACGACCACGGTCGGGGAAGGCATCATCAATTTGCTCTCTTAATTGAATAGCTGACTTAGATAACTTTGGTTTCATTATCCGAGAATAGTTTTTAATTCATCCTCAGTTAAACCGAGGCGAGCCAATAGTGCAGCCTTATCGGCTTCGGCTTTTGCTTTTGCTTGCGCTGCTGCTTTTTCAATTTCCAATGCTTTTGCAGTTAACGCTTCAGCCTCTTTGATTTCTTTCGCGGTCAAAGGGATTTCCTTAATTTCATCAGTTTCGACATTGTGTTCAATTTTGAATTCAGTCATTTTAAGCACCCCATAATGTATAAGTTCCAGCAGTAAAAGCAGTTCCTGAACTATTTAGAATTTGAATGGAAGTTACTTGTGAAGCGTTCGCGTAGATTCCGCTTCCATTAGCAGTCGAAATTTCTCCCGCTCCATCCCAAAAATTCGAATTGAATTCATAATTTGTAAAACCTGCAGATTTACAGTTAGTTAATTTTAACCAATAAAAATTATTTGCATCACTACGGTCTTGTGTTTTTACTGTTGTATTTAAGTTAATCGCAGTAGCCGTTGTGGAAGTATCAAATGCCCACAAATTATAAACATTTCCAGATGAGTAAAATAATGTTGAAACATTGTTATAAACCGCGCTTGAACTTGAATTAATTCTTACATAAATGTAACCGCTTGTTGTGTTAAATAATGTTCCACTAATTCTTAAATACAATTGGTCTTGAGTAAGACTGCTAATTGTCACCGCAGTTCCACTTAATGAACCTGTTGCAATTTGTGAGATTGTTGCGGAGCCGCCAGCCGCAGCCCACTTTAATCCTGTTGCGGTTGTTGAATCAGCAGTTAAAACTTCTCCATTTGCACCAACACCAAGACGGCTAATTGTGTTCGCCGCAGTCGCAGTTAGAACATCACCCTTTGCAGTCAAAACCGATGTTGGAGATGCAGCCCATGCAGGAACACCGCCCACAACCGTAAGTGACTGACCACTTGTCCCAATAGCCACTCGAGTTTTTGAAGTTGCACTCGCATAATAATCGACATCACCCGCAGTTGTTCCAGGATTGAGCGATTTAACTGATGAATCTACTGATGACCCGAGAGTACGAATAGCACTTGCGCCATCCTTGACGAGCGCGGTGTCATCAGGGGTTGTCCACCCATAGTTGGTCGTTGTTGCCATTGTTCTCCTATTGTCAGGCTACTATTGTAGCGTTTGTCCAGGTCAAAGTTGGTATCAAGGTATTCCATTTTTCGGATATTGGGACATCACTCCATTTCATTGCCTGAAGGCTAAATGCCAAAGGCGAAAGCAACAGAGTCACCGAAAGTTTGTTAAATCCAGCATTGAAGGTCCAACCCTCAACGAATCCCTGAAATCTGCCGCCTGTCATATTTGTAGGCAAATCTGAAATATCAAGAGGCAATCCCATGAATACACTAATGAGAGCATTTCGGTCAGAATCATCGATTTCGGAATTGGTCAATTCAAAGGTAATTGATTTGAAAAAACTCTGTGGATTGGCTCTTAGACTCAAATAGAAGTTTGCTTGAGCGGTTGCATCAGAAGCATTATGCAGTGATGTGACAATGTTTTGTCCTTGTTCGCCATAGGTCCCTTGAGATGTTAAATCTGAGGCAGTTTGTTGAGCGCCATTTTTATAGGTGATTGTAACTTTGTTTCGGATGTCACCAATGCGGCGTGAGGTTGCAATTCCTCGAGCAAGAGCATGATTGCCAGTTACATCCAAGTATCCGTTAGCTGCAAGATACTGACTGCGATGAGTCGAATCAGCATAGGAAATTCGACCTTGAGAATCCTCATAAATATAACCAAGTCCTGATGTGGCAAGTCCAGTAATCAAAGAATAGACATCCGTTGTGCTCGATGCTCGGTCTGTGAGTTCATAATCTCCAGGGGTATCGATTTCGCCTAATCCTGTATTTTGAGCATTAGCCCATGTTTCAGTTGCAGGGGAATAAGCCGCCCATGTAATTGCAGCAGGTACATCATTCCAGGCATTAAATAAAATCCCGGAAAGGATTGAATAAATCTGATTTCCGTCAAAATCTTTACTCAAAACACCTTGCGTTAGAATTTTAGGCAATCGAGCTAATGCACCAAGAGCAATGATTTTGAATGTTTGAACAATCGCATTTGAGCCAGCAGTTTTGACACTTTGGTCAATATCAGTGACATAACCGCCAAAGATAGGCACAAAGGTCCCACTGGAGTTTTTGACCTGGATTGCTATTGAATCATTGAGTTCGATTGCTAGAGTTGATTGGTCTGTGTTGACTAATTCAACCGAGCAATATCCAGCAACAGGTTGAGCATAAATATCTGAGCGACCTGATGAAATGGTAAGATTGGCAAGGCTTACGGTTGTGTAAGTTCCTCCATCAATGGAAACTTGCCAAACTGGACTCCATGCGGTCATTGATTAAAGTCCTGTAAATGCAGTTGCTCCGAGAGTTCCTCGGGCTTCTGATTCATTAAACAATTCGATGAGGCTTCGTTTAACCGATTCGCCATCTCCTACAACGCCATTGAAATTAACTGTGACTTGAGTAGCGGTTGCCGCTTCTGCTCGGGCGATTGCTGCTCCAGGAGTTAGCGCTGAGGCGTATTGATTAGCACCTGTAAGTTGGTCAACTAACGCACCAAGTTTTTCTGCATCCGATTGAAGTTTTGCTAATGCAGCCTTGTTTGCTGCGGTTGTTCCTTTGCCACCTGATGATGCGCCTAATCCTGAAATGCTCGATGTAACTCCTGCGAGTCCTGTAACTGCGGCAAGGATTCCTGCATTTCCCCCGCCACTTATCGCTCCAGGGACTCCACCTGTTGCTCCTCCGCCACCGCCACCAATTAGCGCGATGTCAGGTGTTGGTAGGCGATTGTAAGCCGAAATAACTGCATTGACCATGTTGCGGATTGCCTCGACAAATGAGGAGATTTTGTCTATTGCTCCGCCAATGATGTCAATGATTTTTCCAAATACTTCGCCGATGACTCTGAGCGCTCCACCTGCAAGAGTTGTAAGAATTGGAATAACATAATCTCCAATAAAGTTCCACAATTTTTGGAATGATTCTTTATTGTTATCAATTGCTTCTTTGATTGGGTCAAATGCTTTAGCAAATTTTTGAAGGTTAGGAACAATCTGATTAACAATAAAATCAACAAGTTTTTCAATGATTGGAAGCAACGCATAACCGATTGTTTCTTTTGCTTCATCAAATGCAACTTTGAGGCGATTCATTCGTCCCTGGAATGTTTCGGCGTTAGCTGCTGCGGCTCCACCAAATAAATCTGAAAGTTTGCCCTGGACCTCAGTAAAACTCATTGTTTTAAGTTCTGCTGCTGAAAGTCCGATGCCTAGTTTTCCAAGTGCGGCTGAGTTACCGTCATAGGCTTTGCCTAATGCGTTTGCCACTGTTTCAAGAGGTTTGCCAGTTGCTTGAGAAACATCGAGTGCAAGATTGAGAAGGTCTTGAGCCTTTGCGGTATCACCTGTCGAAAGTGCCAAGCGTTGCAGTGCAGGTCGAAGTTGGTCATCGGCAACACCTGTTGCAAGAGATGTTTTAGTGATTTGTTGCTCGACTGCTGCGATTTGGTCGCGAGTCGCGCCTGTTGCTTTTTCTAATGCTCCTGCAAGGCGAACCTGAGCCGCTTCATCCTCGATGGCAGCCTTGACTCCATCAATGGCAATCTTTCCTGCATAAGCGACTGCGGCTGCTGCTGCGGCTGCAAATGCAGTTGCCGCCATCTTGCCAAATTTTTCAATCTTACCGCCAAAGCCTTCGACCTCATCTGAACCTTTATTGAGATTCTTGTTAAAGTCATCAATGTCTGCAATGAGTTTGAGGGTTAATGCTCTTGTACCTGTTGCCATTATCCCCACTCTTTCAGGATGCGACTAAATGCCGCAGTCCATTCGCTAACAATGTAAGGCTGAATCCTGCGAAGTGTTGGATAAATAAACCAACCCTTTGAGCCTCGTCCCTCACGCCCTGACCAAACAGGGAATTGCTTAAACTTGTTTGAACCAAATTCAGAGCCGCCCCAAATATCTTTGGTCGTTGCTCCACCACTAAATTTTTGAGCAGCAAAGCCATAAGTAATTTCACCAATTTTTGATGACTTCTTAACCTTTGCACCCTCGGCGATTCGCCCTGCTGCGGCTCGAGAGTTTAAACCGCTAGCAGTGCCAATCACCTCTTTGCGAGCATATTCCGCGAGCGCACCTGATTGGATTCTTGCCTCCTCGGTTGCGCCTTCCTCCATACCTTTGAGCGCCTTGAAAACGCCACGAAGTTCGGTCTTGTCAAATGCTATTTCAGCCTTTGCCATTTCCTTGCTCCTTAATAATTTCCAAAGCGGTCAGAATTTCCTCTGCGGTTTGCCATTCACTCATCGGGATTCCTGTGACCAGTGCCAACTGGATTAGGACTCGGTTGATGCTTCCTGGCTCGAAACTTTTGGGTCTGCATCCAAAACAGTTACTTCCGCAACTGATTCCATCCAAACCTCAAATGCCCTTACTGGCTTGCCACCTGCTTCTCGCTTCATCGAATGATAAGCCAAAAACATTAAGTCCCAAATTCCAATGGAATCCTGAGCCTTGCCGATGGTATTACCAGTTGCTTTTTCCCATTTAGCCCATTCAGGCGGTTGTGCAACATAAGTTGCTTTTTCACCTGAGTTGAACTCAATTAAGATTGGCAGTTTCATTTTGTGCTCCCGTTTCTATTTTTTAGCTAAATGTTTCAGTAACTTCTCCGCGTGCTCAGGTTTATCAGATTCTAAACACAATCGGTGCAATGTCAGTTCAACAAATCCAGGAAGAAGAAGATTTGATTGACTCAGGAGAAGGAAACTAAATGAAAATAACAATGCCAGTAAGCCTCACCGCATCCGATGCTGAATCTCGCATCATTGCGGGTCGAATTGTTCAATGGGATGCAGTTGGTAATACATCCGCAGGACAAACAAAGTTTTTAGAAAACTCAATCACATTAGGCAAGGACACAAAATTAGTTCTTGAACATCAACAAACAAAGCCAATCGGAAAACTTGTGGAATGGTCACAAGATTCAAGCGGTATTACTGCATCATTCAAAATTGCAAAAACAACCGCAGGAAATGATGCACTTGAGGAAGCCGCGACTGGATTGAGGTCAGATTTTAGCGTTGGTGTTCAAGTAGATTCCTGGGACAATGTTGATGGCGTAATGGCTATCTCAGCATCATCTTTGGTTGAAGTTTCTCTTGTTACATCAGGCGCAATTCCAGGTTCAGTCGTGGAAAAAGTTGCAGCAACAGATACACCCGAAATTTCTGAGTCAACTCAGGAAACAACAAATCCAATCACAGAAGGAGAACAAGTGTCAGACACTACCGTTCCAAACGCTCCTGCCGCCGAAACGGTAGAAGCCGCACAGGTTGAAGTTAAAGCATCAACCGCTCCAGTTATGACAACAACAGTTCGTCATGGCATCACAACACCTGGTTCATTCCTCGAGCACTCAGTTCGCGCTGCTCTTGGCGATGAAACATCAAAGTTATGGGTTGCAGCAGCATCCGATACAACTTCAACAGAAGTTGCAGGATTAGTTCCAACTCCACAAATGACAACAATTTGGGACCCAAAGACAACAAACATTCGTCCTGCAATTAGTGCGGTTCGCAATGCGGTGTTGCCTGCGGCAGGACTTACTTTTGAAATTCCACGCGTAAAAACTGCTCCAACTGTTGCAGCCGCAGCAGAAAAGGGTGCGTTCTCAGATACTCAGGTTGAAATTGAATATGTGAGTTGCAGTGTGTCCAAGTTCGCGGGCATGCAAAAATTCGATGTTGAGGTCCTCGATAGAACTCAACCTGCGTTCTTTGACGAATTGGTCAGACTTCTCGGAAATCAATACGCAGCAGCTACTGATGCAGCAATGTACACAGCACTTGCAGCAGGAACACTTGACTCAACAGTAATCACACTTCCTTTCGATGGTGATTCATTCGCTGGATTCATTTCACGCGGTGCAGCATCTGTTTATGCAGCAACAAAGCGCCACGCAACAGGAATCGTTTGCACACCTACACAGTGGGCTAACATGATTAAACTTAACGATTCAAACAAGCGACCATTGTTCGATGTTGCAGGAAATCCATCAAACGGTGTCGGCATGGTTAACCCAGGCGGATTCGTTGGTTCAGTAATGGGACTTCCTGTTTATGTAACACCAAACTCATCAACAGGCGCTGGAGATGACTCAATCATCATTCTAAACGGAGATTCATTCGTTTGGTATGAAGGCGCAGGACCACTACAACTCCGCACCAACATTGTTGGAACAGGTCAAGTTGAAGTTGGTTACTATGGCTACGGTTCAGCAGTGACATTAACTGCGGCTGGTGCCTTTACACTGAATGTGTAATTAAAACAAACTAATCATGAGGGGGGCAGTTGCTCCCGATTGTCCCCCTCAGCCGTTTAATAGAGAGGAACACTAATGGCTTCAATCGTTACAGTTGCAGAACTGCGCAGCATTTTAGGCGTTAGTGTTTCTCTTTACTCGGATAGTTATTTAACTGATGTAATAGATACAAGCGAAGCGGTAATTTTGCCAATGCTGAACAAGTACGCAACTGCCGTTGATAAAGTATCGCTGACAAGTAATGTCGCTACTTATCACACAACAAACATTCATGAATTTACAGAAGGTCAATCCGTTGTCATTACTGGCTGCGGTTCACCATTTACAGGAACATTCACAGTTTTGTCCGACCCTGAGGATTACACCTTTGATGTATCAATCACCAATGCAGACATTCTTGAAAAAAATGTTATTCCTTCAGGACTTGCCACTCTCTCAGGTGCATCTACTTATGTTGGTGTCAGTGCAGTCGAGTCTGCCGTTCTCGCAGTTGCAGTTGAAGTATTCCAATCCCGAATTGCTCCAGGTGGACAAATCGAGGGAGTAGATTTCACATCTGTTTCGCCTTATCGCCTCGGTCGTTCATTATTCAATCGAGTATCAGGTTTGCTCGGTCAATACCTGGATGTTGAAACAATGGTGCAGTAATGACTGCATCCACAATCCTTTCAGACATTCGTCAACCGTTAGCAACTGCACTCTCAGGAGTAGCGGCAAATGTTTATGCCTATGTTCCTGAGAATCCTCAGGTTCCATT